CCGCTGGCGCGCCCCTCCGAGGCGCCGCGCGCGTGCGCGCCCCGGCGGGGGGGGCGGGGGAGTCGGCCTCCTCGACCTCGTCAGCCATCGGGTCGGACTCCGTGGGCTCGGCCTTGGCGGGCTTAGTGGCTCGGAGATACTCGCGCACCTCGCTCTTAACCCTGCCGTTGTAGGGCTCGCCGTCCTCCACGACGATGTCGACGGGGCGGCCGATGAGGCTGCGCGGGTTCAGGGCGATCTTCTTCTTGACTATCTTGACCCCGAGAGCCTGGAGGAAGGCGGCGCTGCGGAACATCGCCTTCTCCGTTTGGGGGAGGCGGTCAATGATCTGCTGCCCGGCGTGGGCGCCCTCGGTGATCTCCAGGTAGACGACGAACATCGCGTTGCCGGCCTTGGAGGTCGTCTCCTCGAAGTCCGAGACCTCGGCGTGGTAGGTGCCGGCGGGGACGTGGGCGGTGGAGGTGTCCTTGTAGTTGGTGAAGTCGAAGGTCAGAGCCATGAGATTTTCTCCTATGGGTTGGGTTACTGGGTGTCAGTCGTCGGCCTTGGCCGACTTGGCGGCGGGCTTGCGCTCCGGAACTCCGCCCACTCCGAGGAAGCGGGAGAGCTTCTCCAGAGTCACGGGGTGGTCCCGTCCGAGGACGGCCGGGACCTTCCCGCGAAGGTTGTAGGGGATACGGGCCTTGGTCCCGTACTCCGGGTCAGTGCCGAAGCGCACGATGTGCTTCAGCGAGGGGCCGTCGTCGCGGCCGGTGTTGTCGAGGTCCTCCTCGACGTCGGCGTAGATGATGTAGTTGGGAGTAGCGCGGATGATCGACTGGGCGCCCCGCTGGACGTCGGGCGAGCGGCGGACTCCGCCGTTGATCTCGTCCTCAACCATCTTGACCTGAGCGGTCATGACGACGTGCATCGGCTCGGAACGGTTGCCGTCGGCGAGGCCGTACCAGAAGACCGCGGTGTCGGTCATGATGTCGAGGGCCTGGCCCCAGGTCCGCTGATCAGCCGGGGCCGTGCCCTGCTTGATCTCACGCACCGCGGTCTCCGAGAAACCGGTGAGGTACCGCATCGTCATCTTCTGGAGGGCGGTGAGGCTGTCGATGATAACGGCCTTGTAGCCGTGGCCCCCCTTGTCCAGGCTCCAGAAGATGTCGTCCAGGGCTGTGACGCTCTCGGGGCGGACCACGTCGATGTTCTTGGCGTAGGGGGCGTTCTTGAAAGACTGCGTGCCCTTCTCGCCCGGCAGGTCGATGAACAGGGTCTTGCCCATCGTGGCGACCGTCGAGGCAAGAGAGCTCTTGCCAGAGCCGGGTGCCCCGAGGATCAGCCACCGACCGTAGTCGGCCGCCTCCTCCTCAACGTCAACGATGTTGACGCCGGCGAAACTGGTCATTGAATTTCCTTCCGCTGTTTGGGTGGATGACTTAACTGTAGGTGTATGCGGGTGGGCATCGCAAGCCTGGTAGGCTACCGGCCGCTGTGAGACGGGTCACGGTAGCGGAGGCCGTACTCCTCCGGTGCGTACTCCCCGCCGGGCCCGCCGACCATCTGCGCACGGCACAGGTCGGCGAACTCGCAGAACTGGCACGCCGCCTTCCCGAAGTTGCGGGGCGCCTCGCCACGTCGATCGGCGCGGACCCTCGTCCGAGAGATGTCCGAGCACGTGTCGACTGCAGCCTGGAGGTGAGAGCGGACCAGGTACGGGCTGGCGGGGGTCAGGTGCCGGGCGAACCACTGGGAAACGACCTGCGGAGAGGCCAGGCGCTCGATCTCGGCCTCCTCGGCCGTGTAGGTTCCCGCGGCGCTGCCGTCCTTCTTCATCCCCTCGAAGGGGACGCCGTCGGCGCACCACTCCAGGTAGGTCCGCAGATCGTAGTCCTTGACCGACGCTGAGAGCTTGCCGGCCTTCGTGATCTTTGGGGTCTTCGGTGCCTTGGACCGCACTCGGTCGAAGGCAACGGCGCGCGGCGCCGGGAGGCCCCACTCGGCGCAGTCCGGCGACAGTCCCCAGGCGTAGAGCTGGACCTGGCTGTCCATCATCTCGTCCAGGCCGGTGACCTGACCGAGCGTGCCGGACGTCTTGCAGTCCCGCACCACGACGATGCCGCGCTTGCGGTCCTGGTAGACCTCGTCCGCGTAGCCCCAGAGCGTGACTCCGGTGCCGGGGATCTCGCGCTCCCAGCGCTGCTCGACTGCGATGACGGCCTCGTTCTCGGACTCCTCAGCCCAGCGTTCACGCCACTCGGCGTATACGTGGGCGAGGCGCTGCGGGAGGGGCTGCCCGAGCCAGTCCAGCCAGGTCTCCCCGGCTGTCTCCCCGAGCCGGTCCCAGTAGTCCTGGGAGGCGGAGATGATCTCATCAGGTGAGACGGTGCCGGAGAACGTGGGCCCAGTGTCCGTGGTCTGAATCTCTTCGAGCTCGGCCTTCAGGGTGCCTTCGGCGCGGCCCTTGGCCAGGCGGTCAGCAGCCCGTACCGCGTGGAACCAGGACCCGAAGTCCAGGGCCGGCGTGACCTCCGAACGGGACCGTCGCAGGCCGTCCAGGTAGCGGTACTTCCACGCCTGAGGGCATCGACGGTGCAGGGTGAGCGAGGAGTAGGTGGCCTTCTCGGCCGTGATGACGTCCTCCTCGGGGCGCTGGGTGGGGCTCATAGTGATTGCTACTTCCTATCGGCGTAGATGTGATTCATAAGAGTCTTCTCTAGGTCCGTGCGGTCCTGGTAGGCCTGGAAGACTAGGTCGTCCACAGTGTTCGGTGCAAGCGCGTACCAGAACGTGGTGGCGCTATTCTGGCCGAGCCGGTTGAGGCGATCGCGGGCCTGGACGATGTCGTCTCGCTGCCAGGGCAGGGAGGCGAAGATGGCGTTCCGAGCGGTGACCAGCTCGTTCACAGCGACCGACAGCGTCTTGATCTGGGCGACGATGACGAGGCGGCCCGGATCGTCGGACCCGAAGCGCTGGCGCATGGCCAGGCGGTCCTCCGGCTTCGTGGAGCCGTCGATCCTCAGTACCGTGGTCCGCTTGTCGGCGATCTCATCCTCCAGCGCCGCGAGCTCACGGGTGAAAGTCCCGAAGACGACGATGCGCTTCTCGTCCTCCAGGGTGTCGTGGATGAGAGAGGCAATGGTCTTCGCCTTGGACCGGCCGATCTCGCGCACCTCGCCGGCGTCGTCCGGCAGGTGGCCGGCCGTGATCTGGCGCAGACGGGTCATGCGGACCAGCCGGCTGGCCGCCGTAGCCGCGTCCCCGCCGTCGGCCGCCTCGCGAACATCGTCCTCCTCACGGAACTCCACCTGGAGCTTCGTGCGCATGCCCTCGTAGGCCTTCAGCTCCTTTGCGCTCAAGGCGACCGGGAGGACCGTATCGATGGCGTCGGGCAGGTCCAGGCACTCCTCCTTGATGGCGACCGATGAGCGCTCGCCCATGATCTCCTCCAGGCGGTCCAGGTTCTTGAAGCCGACGACCTCGTGCCCCATGTACCCGCCCATCTCGGCATAGTCCTCCTTGAAGTGCTTGAACGTCGCCACGCGGCGCTCGCCGTTCGGCTGCACTCGTCCGAAGGCATGGGGATCGAGGAACCGCCACTGGCCGTAGACGTCGAGCGGGGAGTGGGGAATGACGGTCCCGGTAAGGCCGATCCGGCGCTCGACCCGTGATCCGATCCGTCCCGCCAGGCGGGACGCGTTGGAGGCGACCGACTTGATCTTGTGCATCTCATCGATCACGACGAGGTCGGGGTCGAAGTCGGTGACGGCGCTTAGCACGACGTCGGCCATCGTCCTGGACCCTACCTGCCGGCGCTGGGACAGCGTGTCCAGGTTGATCGCCTCGATCACGAGGCGAGGCTTGCCGTCGCCGAGCACCCCGGGGCCGGCCTTGGCCGCCATCTTCCGGCCCAGATCGACGCCATCTCGCCGGGCGGCCAGTGCCCAGGAGCGGTTGGCGTGGAGAGCCCGGGCGTCGTCTCCGGCACCGCGGCCTCGGCCACCCGTCGGTTTGGCGACGTTCTTACCGCCGCGGGAGCGGAGAGCCTCGACGCGCTGCATGACCGACCCGCCGAGAGCCTCCGCCCAGACGTTGACCTGAGGGCTGACCCACTTCGGGGCCTGAAGTGCCCACTGGTCGACGGCGGCAAGTGGGCCGATCACGAGGACGCGGGCCTCGCGGCGAGGCGAGGCCAGCGCGAGCAGGGAGCAGTAGTCCAGCGTGACCGCCGTCTTGCCGGTGCCCGGCTCCATGAGGAGGGCCCCGACGCCGTTGCAGGAGATGAGCTTGGCCAGCCCTCGCTTCTGGTGAGCGAAGCGCGGAGGGCCTCCGAACTCGAACTTGGCCAATCAGATCGCCTCCCGCAACACCGCGGCAATGTTCACCGGGCGCCACTCCAGGATGAGGTCCAGGTGCTCCACCAGAATCCAGTTTCTGTCGATGCCCTGATCATCGGCCTCGACTGGCGCGTAGTAGCAGTCGCCGTCGCTGTCGTACTGGCGGGAGAACAGCCCGTGCACCTCATCCTTCTCGTAAAGGCCATCGCGTTTCGACACAGCCTTGAGGAGCGCCTTGTCCACATAGATCAGGTCCTTGTCGGGCCACTCGGTCGTGATGAGGTCGCCATCGCGGAACTGCAGTGGGGCGCCCTCCAGGGCGGTCGGGTACGCCTTGGCGTCGTCGACGGGGATCTTGACCTCCTCGGCGCCGTCCTCGGCGCCACCGGCCTTCTCGGCGTACAGGACCTCACTCTCTGGCGTTGTCCCGTTCCCGAGGACCTTCCACCAGCAGTCGCCGTGGTAGATGATCGCGTCGGCGATGATGTCGCTTCCGCGCTTCAGGTAGATGTACTGGCTCAAGTCAATCAGGCAGATGTCGTCCGCGTACTTGTCGTTACTCATCATTTCTCCTCTAGGTGCAGTGCCGCGGCCCTCTCAGCCTCGGCGAGAATGTGTGCCTGCCGTTTCTCCTCCGGGATCCTCAGCAGGTCCTTGCGGCGATCGTGGATGTCGGTCAGGTAGCGGACGTACTCCCCAACGAGCTCGGCCTTGGTGCGGTCGCGGCCGACGCGTCGGCAGGGGACGTACGAGATCGGTTTCTTGCCCTTGACGGCCAGAATGTCAGAGTCCCTGACGTCTCCGCCGGGGGACGCCTTCACGCGGCGCAGGATCTCATCCGCACTGACGATGTGCCTGGTCAATTCGCCCTCCTCTTATAAGTCTTGATGATGAGTGCGATAACTCTCAGAACTGTCCTCACAGGTACTCCTCCTCAGGGACCGAGACGAAGGCGCCCTCCCGAACCGAGAAGGCCAGGACGCGGCGGTCCTTGATGCCAGCCTTGATGGCCTTGATGCCGTAGCGGACAATCTGCGAGAACTCAAAGACCATCCAGACGCCCCACACGACATCGAGGAGGGCGTCGGCGGCGGGCAGGGTGTGCAGCACCATGACGAAGATCGTGGCTCCGAGCGCCCAGTAGGCGTGGTTCAGGGCGTGGTTGGCGTGGACGGCGTTGGGGGAGGTCAGGGAGTAGGTTCCGGGCTTGGGGCTCATGGTGATTCCTTATGGGCGGTGATGACTGATAGGTGTCGGTGATGGGTTGGGATCAGGCGGCGGAGCCACAGTCGCAGTACCGCTCGGGCTTCTCGCAGGAGGGGCAGTACCGGTCCCCGGTCCACGGGTCCTCCAGGACGCCGGTCAGGCTGTACTCCCGGTAGGCGCGGGCGAGGGCCTTCTCGTCAGTTACGTACATATCGCTGAGGTACTCCTCCCACTTCGCCCAGCGCTTGCGCTGTGCTCGCATGGAGCCTTTGCGTGCCATTGCAGTTCTCCTTTCCGCTTTCGCGGTCGTTCCTTTGATGGCTAAAGCCTACGCAGCACGTATGCCACGATGCAAGCCCCTGTAAAGGGCTACCCCAGTGACTTGCGTCACTGGGGTAGATACCGTTGAGATTGCGCGGTTTGTCGGCCTAGTCGCCGCGGTAGCGGGCTTGGATAGCCTGGACAGTCCTGAGCTCGCCACTGACGTAGACTTTCGCCGACGTCTGCCAAATATGCCAGCCGCGTTCATGCAGCATGGCGATGACGTCCAGGATCTCCTCGAAGCTCTTAAGGCCGAACGAGGCTATGACCGCGTCCTCGACGTCATACTGCCGGAGCAGGGCCTCGATGGTCTTCCAATCGCCTAGGCCCCGCACCTGGTAATCCAGGTCAAACAGGGGACGGTTCCATCCCATCTCTCGAGCCCTCTCGAACGCCTCCTCCGGCGTCAGCAGGGGCAGCCTGTTGAAGTCGCGCACCTCAGCTCTCACCTACGCTCTCTCCGTTGCTCTCGTCCAGGCCCCGTTCCACAGGACCGTCCTCGCCGACGGCGACCAGCGTGTACTGACGGCCGCCGCGCCCGCCCTCAGCCATGATCCAGCCACGGGAGATCAGCCGATCCAGCGCCGCCTTAGTGCGCTCGCGCGGGAGATCGGGATCCACGATATCGAACAGGTCCCGCGAGCCCAGCCGGATACCGACCTCACCGCGGAACGCTCCGATGAGGGTGTCCTCGTCGTCCTGTCGCTGGGCGATCTTCTCCATCATCTTGGACATGTCCGCGAAGTCGAGCTCCACACGGCGCTCGACTTCGTTCACGTCCTCGCCGTCGGCGTTCAGCGTGCCGCCGCCTCCCGAAGGGGTGCGGCGCGGGGGAGTGATGACAAGTGAGGATCGCCCCTCGGTACGGCTGTCAAGCGTGACCACGCCGGCCACCTGAGCCTTGCCGCGCCCGCCGGTCTTCTGGGAGTGGGCACGGACCTGGCCGGGCCGGTCCTTCAGCACAACCAGCTCCATCTCCCCGACGTCGCCGGGCATGGGCTGCTTGATCGGCCACACCTGGAGCAAGGTGCCCTGCACCATGGCGACCTTGTGCTGCGAGCCGATAGGCATGGAGCCCTTCTCGGCGCTCTTGGCCTGGTGGTCGATGATGATGACGGTAGAGCGACCGTTGCGCGTGAGGCGCTTCAGCCACGACGTGATGACGTCGGTGGAGACGGCGTCGTTCGCGTCCAGCCCGTGCAGGCCGTAGAGCGCGGTCATACCGTCGGCCACGATGATGTCGGGGTCTAGAGACTGCAGGGCCATGTCGAACTGGTCCTGGGCGAACTCGCCGGACTTCGTCGGCTGGTCCTTGCCCCACTTGTTGCGCTGCATGTCGGCCAGAGGCCCCTCAGGGCGGATGTAGGAGAACTGGGCCCTGAGGTCGTCGTCCCCGGCACCGAGCAGGCGGAGCCGGTTCAGGGTCTGGACCGGCTCGTCCTCGAAGTCGAGGTACAGGGCACGGCCGCCGGCCTCGATCTCCTGCAGGCAGATCGCCATGGCGATCCACGACTTGGCCGACTCCGACGAGCCGAACAGCATGTTCACGCGTCCCCGGTACATCAGGCAGGCGCCGTCGTTGCGACGGCAGACCTCGGGGTCGGGGACGGTGAGCTTCCCGGTCAGGTAGGGCTCCAGGTCGACAGGGCTCCAGGACGACGGGCGGGCGTCCAGCGGATCCAGGTCCTCGCGGGAGTCCGCATTGATAGCGTCCTCCTCAGCGCCGGTCTCCTCGATCTCTTCAGCGCCGTGCTCCGGGAGGAGAGCCCCGAGCGAACGGAGCCCTTCGGCGTCATCGGCCTCGACGAACTCGGGCCCCGGGGCCGAGTCGTCGAGCTCGATCGTGAGTCCGTCCCACTGGCGGGCCCACGGCGGCTGCCAGCCAGGAACGTCGCCAGCCACGTCCGGTACGAATCCGGCCACGGCCTCGGCGTCACGAACCAGCCGCTCGACGATCTGCACGCTCTCCTCCCCGATGTACTCGGCCAGGCGGGTGAAGCCGGTAGCCTCCCCACCCTCCCGAAGTCGGCGCTTGGTGGTGTAGATCGCCTCACGCTCGCGCTGCTCGGCGCCGTCCTCGTCGTGGGTGGCCAGCGCCAGGGTACGGATGACGAGGCCGGCGTTCCGCTCCCAGAACGGGTGCACGGTCTGCGAGTCCCCGTAACGAAGGAGACCGCCGGCGAGAGCGACATAGGCGTCGTGGCGCTGCCCGGGCCCGGGCCAGGAGTCCAGCAGGACGGCGCACAGCCCGAGGAGGATGACCTGGGCCAGGAGCTCGGTGCCGTCAACGAGGGCCGGCCCCTCGTCACCGCCCCACGGCTCACCCTCCCACTCGTAGGTCTCGGCCGTGGCGGGGTGGATCGAGGGCGGCACGAGGGTCTGCGCGCCGTTGCCGCGGATCTCGACCGACACGCCGGTGCCTCGGCCCGACTTGTCGGGAATGCGTAGGCGCCGGGTCGCCGGCAGGGTGCCGGGCTTGGCGCGGTACCAGTAGTGTGACTTGCGCGACGTCTCGCGGCCGTGGATAGCTGCCGTGTGGGGCAGCAGGTACGACTTCAGCCGCGCTGCGGCGGGGTGGTCAAGGTCGACGTCGATCAGGTCGCCGGAGGCCTCCCCGAGGAGGACTCCAAGGTTAGTGGAGCCTCCGGCCGTGTACTCCTCGAAGGAGGCTCGGACGGCGTCCTCGCCTTCACCCGTGTCGATCGTGGGGTCAGGCCAGCGGAGCTTCGTCCAGCCGGCCATCGTCGGGCTCTTGGAGTGTCGTGGGATGGGCAGGGGGCTGACGCCCCTGCGGTACGCGTCAAGGGCCGCCTCTACGACGGCCGTGTTGTGCTGCTCAGTTGTGCTCATGGGTCCTGGGTGAGTCGCTAGGTGGACGGTGGAGGCAGATGCCCTGAACCGGTGACCGGTAGTCAGCCGGTCACCGGTTCGAAGGGTTGTCTGGATTGGTGAAGGTGGTCCGATGAGGAGTCACCTTGATCCCCGAAGGGTGTGGAGCCAGATCGAGCTCGCGGTTCCCGTACGCCTCCATGAGGCGCGCTAGGACGATCCGGGGCTGAAGGCCTTGGCGCTCCGCCCTGCGGACGACTCTCTCCCAGGTAGCCTCCCTCATCCTGAAGCTGACCGACTTGCGAGGTCCGGAAGGGTCGCCCGGCTTCCGGCCGAAGTCAATTGATGTGGGGGCATCCAACGGCGAGAACCGCTGGTCGAGGTCTGGGCGGTCGTCCACGTAGGGGACGAGCTTGTCCTTGCTGGGGCGGGGCATGTCATCTCCTCTGTCGGGTGTATGCCCCGCATACACTACCCGAAGGGTATTAGAACCTCAAGGCTCCGAGGGCCGAGGGGGCCGGCGTTGCCGCGTCCCGCGGCGGGCTGTCCATTCTTTACGAAGGCTCATGAGACGTTGACTAGACGTCTGGGCGAATCAGATCTCAGTTCCCCGCGTACGTCGCCAGCCCGGCCCACCACAGGCCGGACGGTTCCGTAGAGACGGTTCCCATCGCTCGAGGGACTTCCCAGGCCAGTCTCGCTGGTTCGGAGCGCCAGTGGTGATGGCGTTCACGAAGAGCTCGTCTGACGGGGACCTTCTCGAGGAAGCGTTTCAGCGAGGCGTCCTTGCGGAGCCGCTTCTCCTCGCGTACCGGGACCTGTCGACTGCGTCGAGGATCGCGTTTCAGGTTGTCCTCCGGTCCCCGTCCCCTCGCACCGTCCAGTGCGTGCTTCTCGGCGAACCTCGGGGCCTTCAGCCCGCGGTCCTACACCCTCACCGACTTCGGAGACTCGTTTGGCGGCCCACCCCTAACTACGAGCCGGGGGCTACGGGGAACACGCAAGGCCTTTCCCGACGCCGGTGGTGATGATTGGCGGAATCCAGTTATCCAGGCCGTACGGGTCTTATAGCGGCGGTCGACTTGGCTTAGAACCCCGGGAGGCGTGTCCCGTCTGAGTCCCGTCCGTCCAGGCCGTCGCGTACTCGCAAAGCCTCCTGGCTGACCAGGTATCTCTACCGCCTCGGGTTAGTTCCTCGTCCGGAAAGGGACATCCGCCGCCGGCTTGCGGCGGCCAGTCCGGGGAGTTTCGCTCCCTCGGCGGTGATGGGTTCATTAA